TGATGAATGATAAGAATTACAGCTGTCGCATTTCTCAAAAATACTTCTACCAGAACATCCTGTCATGAATTTATAGTTATCATCATATATTGGTACAACTATTCTATTATACATTTCTTTGTCTGATTTGTTACATAATCCAACATCGTATTTATTCAATACGGTATTGTTAAATCCTCTAGATAAAAAATATTCCGCTGGCATAATTAGACTTTTTCTAATATTATGTCTAGATATTTTTTGATCATAAATATTTTGTACTGGTTTGATCGAATTTACTAATCCGGCAAATATAGCCTTGTCTCTATCTGTTTTAGATATCTTAATAGAATCAAAGTCTTTATCTAAAAATTGCATACCATATTTTAATGCTTCGTCGAAAGAACAAACCTTGTCTCCTTCTTTGATCCAATCAAATTTTTTGTTGGATAAAACTCCGCGAATGAAACCTATGATTGATGATTTAAAATATTTTTCACATCCATGAGTTCTGCATTTCCAGTTTCCTCTGTAAACCTCTCCGTCAGGATACAAATTTAATGCTGACTTATTATCGCCACCATGAATTGGGCAACTCATAGTTATCATCTTACCAGTAGATTTGTATTCTAAATCTAAACTATTCAATAAATCATCTATATTATCACATAAATGATCACAGACTAATTTTAGCTTAGCCTGATCATACGAATTCGATTTGGTCTTTTTCATTTTGGTTAGTGTCTGACTCATCTATTATAAATCCACCAGAGTTATTTTTAGTTCTTGAAGTATTTAATAATTCCAATCTAGTTTTACCTTCTGTAATCTTTGCACACCAGCCTTTCATATAGCAATTAATATAGTCATTATCATCCAATCCCCCTCCATGGCGACACACTAATGGCAATAATTTTCTATTACCACTCTCTGGGCCATCTTCTGCTATTTCCTCATCGCTCTTTCTCTTGAAAATACTGAAATTACTACATAGCCATATAATTCTATCAGAACCGCTAGCAGAATCTGTAGACTCTTTTGTTATACCGTCTCTGTTTAATTGTATAAATGCAACAATTGGCACCTGATACCTAACCGCAAAGTTGTGAAGGCTCGTCATCATAAATCCAAGTACTTGGTACTCTTTTAAGTCTTGGCTTATTCCAACGCTATCCATAAGCTTAAGATAATCATAAAATATTACGCAATCTTTTGCTTTTCCTTCCTCATTTAATCCAACATCTTTAACTAGCCATCTACGCATTAATGCCAATTGATCTTCAAATGGTTTTCCTGCGATACTTTTATGATATAATTTGGTTTCTTTTATCTCATTAACTGCAGAATATATTTTTTGTTTTTTCTCTGGCGATTCTGCAAATTTTCCAGTTTCTATCGAGTTTATTTCTGTTTCTGTAATCATTGCCAGTATTCTATTAACATGGTCTTCTTTATTCATTTCTGTATCCATATTTAATACAGGGATGCCTAATTTTGCGATATTGTAGCCCATATTGTCAGATAACAGTGTTTTACCAGTTTTTGGTCTTGCTCCTATGACATTTATGGTTCCCTTTCTTAGACCTCCTCCTATAGCTTGGTCATAAACAGGAAATCCTGTTGGTATACCTACATGATCAACCTTATTTTCTTCTAAATTTTTTACATATTCTTCTATTGATTGGCCTATCTTTTCTGGGCCACTATCGGTATCATTTAGTAGACTAGTAAAATTAAATATACTATCTTCTGCCAATCCTATTATTGAGGATATGGGCTCACTACCAGTTACATCAAGAAGCTTGTCTTGAGTTAATTCTAATTGTTTTCTTAATAGTCTTGCTATTTCTAGCTTTCTAATTTTAGCAGCCAGTCTGCGAACATTTTCTAGTTCAACAGGAAAGTCTATTATTGCTTTTAAATGCTGTAGTTCTTCTTTCTTATTGAGAATGTGAGACAGTCCCAACTCTTGTGCGGATGAGAAAACAGATGCTATGTCGATTTTAGTAATTCCATTATCACATAAAAATTTTATGCATTTATATATGACTACATTACTATCTATTGTAAATGTTGTTTCTTGAATTATGTCAGCAACGTCCAAATAAGCCTGATCTCCATAGCAACATATTCCTGCCAAAACTGCTCTTTCAGCAGCGGGGTCACAAAGAATCATTTCGTTTCCTTTTCTACATTATCTGAGAGTGTTTCACTTGCTGAAGATTGAAGGTTTCCCTTGAATTTATCAAAAAACTTTTGTATGCATAACTCCGCTTGTTTTCCGTTATTTAGAGGAATATGATAATTTTCTACAACAGCTTGACTTGTTGATATGATTTCTCCTTTTGTGTTCTTATTTAGCACATTACAAGAAACCATAAATACCAATTCTACTGGAGCATCCAGGAATGCTTGGTTATTAAAAATTTCATCATATTGATGACTAGCGAACTCAATAGGATCAAATTTAGGAAAATTTGCATCTGCTTCTTCTTCTCCTATAAGTAGTTTTTCTGTTGCTTTTTTAAGAGCGTCAAGTTCTTCTTTGGTGAATTCTGTTTCTGACATTTTTACCTCCATTATCCGGCTGCTCTAGAGCACTTGTTACATTTATATCTATCGGGTGTATCAAAAAGCAAGTTTGAACTTATTTCTTCAGTTTTTCCACAAACACGACAAGTTGTTTTTACCAAAGAAACTTTTCTATTTCGCTTTGTTGGAGGATATTTAGTAAGTTTTTTATCAATTTCTACGTCTTCTTTATGCATATTTATTTCTGGCATATCTAGAAAAAGATTTTTTGAACTGTCCGATCCAACATTTTTTTGATTAATTTTTTTTCTTTTAGTCTTTATTTTTGAAGGGGCGGGTGGCTCTTCAGGTTCTGTAGGATTATTAGAGTCTAAAAGAGAACTCAACATAGATATAAGAGTTTTAATTTGCTCTGGATTATTTTTTAAATCATTGATGTCCATTTTTCACCTTATTCCTTTGAACAGAAAGCAGAATATCTGATAGATTTTTGAGTGAATTAGCTACGTATGATAATCTATCTGATCTTTGTTTTGCGTATTTCTTTATAGAATTTAATGCCAACGCTTTTTCGTTGTTCTTAATAGCTTGGTATGATTTTTCAACATATCCATATCCTTTATAGTTATTGATCTCATCTGCTATAGTTTCTTTTATAACTTCTTCCGCCCAATTATAACGAGCTATTTCTCTATTTAAATTCCTTTGTACATGAAAAGCAAATTGGCCCAATCTATAAGATATTTGAGCACAGTCTTCTGGACTGAGTTTTTCTATAGCATCTCTATTCATAGACAAATATTGATTTATTTCGTCTGTAGAAAAATTATGATTATCTGAATATTTAGGCAGTCCGATATTCTGCTCATATTCATCTAATATTTTATCCCAATGATCTACTTGTTCTTTAGTGTTCATGTTTTATCCTTTTTGACCATTCGTCATCATTCTCATTAAATGGAAGCTCTACATACGTTATACCATTTATTGAGCACCATTCTATTTTTTCTTTGTCTCTTTTCTTTTGTTTTATAAAGCCAAATTGATTATTGTGATAATGTCCTATGAATTTGTAGTGTTGTTCTCCGTGAGTCTCTATACATGTTTTAGTCAAAGGGAGGTAAAAGTCAAGGTACAGGGTTTCAGATTTTCTTAAAGGAATAGGTACTTCTTCTAAAATTTGTAAAGTAGGAAATAGAGATGTTATTATGCTTCTTGCTCTAAGGTGTAAACTAGATCTATTAGAAACTTTACCATGAGCCATATTACCAGTTAAATTCCAATTATGAGAATTATCATCCAAATCTTTAATTATCATATTTAATGCCCATGATCTTTTTTACCTCTATACAAAGGTCATCATAAACTTTAGGGTTATCTAATAAAAATTGTCTAACTTTTTCACTACCTTGAAATTTTTGTTTTTCTCCCATAAATTCTAATGTATACCAAGCACCTCCCTTGTTTATCAAGCCAACATCGGAAGCTAAAGATATAATTTCTGTTTGTTTGTCTATACCTTGACCATAACGAATATAGCTAGTTATAACACCTCCTGGCGGTCCTATTGCGGAACACAGTGTTTGCCATTCTACTTCTTGACCAATTTGAGTACTATCGGTACTAATAGTCCATGGCTTGAATGTTTTAGCTCTAAGTTTAATATCTGTCTGGTAAGCAATAGCTTGTCCACTCTTCTCTTTGAATTCTGCACCATAGCCTGTTGGATTTCCCATCAAATGAGTAATCCCTATAACAATATTTTTATTTACAGGTATCACATTTGCTACTTTGCGACAAAATTTAGCCAATAATTTTGCACCATCT